CTGTTAAACAGGTTCGGCTTCATTCTGAATGAATTTTTTGAATGTTTCTACAATTTTGTTAGGCATCAGTATTTTTACTGATTCTGTCGTTTCGTGGTCTACTATTGTTATTTCCACGTTTCCTTCGAAGTCATAAATATAGACATCTGTGTTTTCGTTTTTTAAATCGAGGGTCATCATAGCCTGATTCCTCCACGACTTACATAATAAGTCCTTTTTGCTTTTGTTCGATTGCGACCATAACTCCTTTTTCGGGAGGAATAACCCCTTCTCATTTTTCGTCTCATTGTTTTATTTTTTAGAGTGAATGACTTGTTTAGGCTGGGAAGGTACCATAATTTTTATAATATCTCCCATTAGATCTGATACTACTGTTTCTGATAATCCTAACTCTTTGAAACTTTGTTTTATTTTCAAAAGGTCTGTTTCAATCATTTGTTTTGTAATTGCACCTCTATTAAGGTTTTGTTTTATCAACTCTGATTCCTGAAGAATATTACCCATCTGTACTTTTTGGGCTTGTGTTAATTGTTGATAATGGCGGTTAGTTTGCATATTTTGCACGGCTTGTTGCAATTGTGCTTTTTCAAAAGGTACTTTTGAAGTTCTTGCATTTATATTTGCTATCTCTGCTAAAACTTGGTCCAACTTATGAGGGAACATAAGTTTATTCATTTCGTTTTCTGATAATTTTACCTCTGTACCGGCTTTCATTGCCTTGTTTCTTTGGTCATAATACTCTGGTAAAAATTGATTCATAATTTCTTTGCCTAATATATCAAGTTTTTTAGCATCAATTCCTGTTAGCGTACTTAATGTATTGGCATCAATATTTTTTTTCTGTGAGTCTTGCAATTCCATTGCTTTCTGTATCCTTGAACCTTCAAGCTGTTGGTTTTTTACATTTTGATATGCTCCCATAGATTCAGGAACTTTCTGTAGATCTATATTGGGAACTTGCATATCTGGGCTTTTTATTGGTTGAGCTGTTGTAGTTGCTCCTCCTCCATATACAAGATTTGGATTTAATCCAGCTTCTTGTAGCCTTTTCATTTGTTGCTTTGGGTGGTTATACTGATTTTGCCTGTCCCAGTCTTGTAATGCGTATCTTCTATTCTGTTGGTTTGTAATTTTGGTCATTAATGGTGGAAGTATAGTGTTTGCTATTCCTATTCCTGCTGTAATGGGGTCCATAATTTTAATTTACTTTGTAAATATTGTTTTTTTAATTGACTTGTCCAAAAGTTTTTTCTGTCAAACTCTTGTCTGCGTCGTACCTCCTTATTCGCGCTTTTTGACCTATTCACTTTTGTTAGTGTCAATTAGCACTAATATATCAAGGGTATTAGTGCTATCTCCTCGCTTTGCGCGGAGCTGACGCGCTTCGCTTGTCTTCGTAAAAAAGCCCCAACAAGCAAGCTTGTTGAGGTTTTTTCCGGGTGTATAGTTTTATTCTTTATCATGTTTTTCTGAATTAATTGAACTCTCTGTTTCGTGTGTTTGAGTTCTTTCCTTAATTTCTTGAAATTCTTGATTGTATTTTTCGGCAAGTTCTTGCCTGTCTGCGAGGTCCATATAACGTGGATCTGGGAAGTATTCCTCTGATTCTGATTCATCATATAAAGCTTCTTTATGACCGCCAACGGGTAAACCAGATGCGAATCTGTTTAATATTTCTTTTATAGACATTGTTTGGTCGGGTACCGTTAACGATGGTTCATCGTTTTCTTCGTAGTTTTTCTCAAACAGGTCTGCGCTGAACATGTTTTTTACTTTCATAGTTTAAATTTTATTTCTGCCTAATTCGGCATGTTTATACATTTTTTTAAATGCAAAAATGTGACGTTCCGCCATAACTGCGTCGTAAGCTTCGCCAAGTTCTTGCATTTCTTCATTTGTTTGATTTTCTATCATTATTTTAATTGCATTTGCGACTTTAGTCTTTTCCATTTCATTGTAAATTTTGTCTTTGTAATATCGTGGCATTGCTATTTTCTTGTTGTCTTGCATTGGTATATACATGCGTTTTGTTAAATCGTTTTTATGCCATTTTATCATTTGTTCGGTTAAATAATTTGAACCGAGTCCTTTACTCATGAGTGAAAATTCTTTCTGTCTGTCATCATTTTTATGTTGTGGAATTTTTCCTCCTTTACACATGTATTTAAGTGTATATCCGATGGAAGCTTCAGTAACTGAACCAATAAATACAGTACCGATAATCTTATTATCCAAATTCCAAGCCCGTTGTATAATCTCTGGGCTTGCGTTGAATAATATAACGTGGTAATGTGGGCGCATACGTTCAAAACCGTATTCGCCAACTGCGTAGTATTTAATTTTTTCATCTGTTAATTTTCTTAATCGTTTGAAGAATTTTTGTAAATCTTTTTTATCAAGATTTTTGTAGTTGTTTTTGCTTCTTTTTATGTGTTCATCATTATAAGTTAATGTAACAAATAAAGCGTTTTTACTTCTATCTCCTTCTTTGACTAATCTGAAACTCCAACCCGAGGTGCGCCTCCGCATACACGGAGGGCACTTTGAGCATGGAACGGGTATGTTTTCGTGAGTGAATTTATCCTTAACATAAAAAGGAGTAATACACTTCGTTGACATTTTTAAATCATTGGTGTACCATATTTGGGCATTGGCCTTACTGCTGTGATTTTGTTTAATACATGGCAATATAAGCTGTCTGTTCCCTCATTTGTCACGGCAAATATTCTTTTTGTATTTGCGGGTGCGCACTCTACAAATGTTTGATTGAGCGCTGGCTGTGTATTGAATATCCTTCCAAGATGCCAATAATCAAGGGTGTTTCTAAATTCTCCAGCCACTCTTGATGGCATATATTTATACTCTGAATACCTTGGAACATAACCAAATGTTTGTTGTCCTGTTGGAGTGTATGCGTATAATTCTTGGTTTTGTACTTCTTGCTCTCCAATATTCGCAAATGTTGGCCAATAATAATCTAAAGTATCATTTTTCAAGAATGTCCTTGGTATACCTTGTTGATATGCTGTTTTAGGCATAACTGACATAATACCGATAATGTAACCGTGTTCTTCGCAATAATAAGAGCCGTATTTTCCGGATGTAACCGATACTCCATGGCCAGCCATTGCACCTTGAGGAGATGAAGTTGCAGATGAAGGGTCTCCAGCTTCAAAGCTACCTGTGGTATTTAAAACCTCTGATACTACTACAGGGCTTTTTGTTCCGGTGATATACTCTGGTCTTTGAAGTCTTTTATCTGAACTTTTTACTCCAAAGTGAGTAAGGATTGATTCAATATAACGTGTACCACCTCTTGCATTTTTCTCCAACCATTCTTGCAATCTGAATGCTCTGCGTAGATCATTAATTGTAGTTGGTTGAACATCTAATGTTTGTCCGGGTACATATAGTCCACCGGTTGCGATTGGTGCTGGTAATGGGTCAATATCAAATACCTCTGAACCTACGTTTGCTAATACATCGCGTGCGTTTCCGGCTGTAGTTCTACCTTGAATTTTTGTGTATGGTATTGTAACATCTCCGAGAGGAATGTCTACAGCTGAACCTTTTTGTGCAAAAGGTAATGATGCTGTGAAATAGTCATGTTCCCATGCACGCTTGCGAAGTGTTGTAAGTCTTGTAACATCTGCACTTGTTACTACTTGGTCACCGTCTTTAAGTTTGTAATCTACAGGAGGAACGAGATTTTGATCTCTGTAATACTCATTATATATACATTGATATGCAGCAAATGGCATAGCATTCAACAGTGTTGAAGTGCTACCATTTGGGGGGGTAGGTACTCCTAAATAATCTGCTGTTTTTGATGCTGTTGGATATGCTCCAGCGTTGATTGGTTGAAAGAAATCTGATGCTATGAATGGCGCTACAATTCCACTATTTGCATCTGTTATAAACTTTTCCCAATTTGGCCATAGTATACGATTTGGCACAAAGAAATAGTGCATTGATACATCCATACGATGCATAACGGGAGCTGTCATTGGTGCAAATCTGATAAGTGATTCACAACTAATATTGAACTTGTCTCCTGGTACACATTCCAGGGTAAGAATGGGAACAAGATTTCCCATGTCTGCTGATAGTTTTACATCATGTGTTAAGTCAAAGACATTTTTCTTTGGCTTCATTAATTTGATGCTGTTAAATAGATTCGGCTTCATTTGCTAAATATTTTTTAAATAATTCTACAATTTTAGCGGGCATTTTTATAATT